CATCATATATATTTATACCGTCTTTTTTCATTGCCTTTAAAACACCAAATAATCTAGGACCTCCCATATTATATCCTGCTAATTGTTTTGCTAGTTTAACTTGGTCAGCACCTTTATTTATATAAGGCCTTTCTGAAAGATAGTTCATATATTTTTCTTGAGCTTCTGTTGCTTGTCGAGGATCAAAAGGATCAAAATTATCTTTAACTATTCCTCTTTGTTTCATATCAGTAATAGCTATAGGCATAAATTGTGCAATACCCATAGCTCCTGCCTCACTTACTGCATTAGGGTCAAATGATGATTCTGCGTATCGTTGCCTTTGAAGAAAAGTGTTTCGAGCATCTTTTTCACTTTTTTCTTTATTCATATTTAACAAATCATAAGATTTATAACCACCCACTTGATACTTAGATTTAAACCCACCTTTTTGATAAGCAGCCGGTGACTCTATTATCGTTCCTCTTGACGGACCAGTTGGTAAATCTTGTATTCCTGGGGGTACACTTTTATAACTCTCTACTAAATGTCCTTGATCATCTATCTTTTGTATATCAATAGGTGCTTCCATCCCAACAGTATTAAAAGATTGATTAGGTTGTACGTCTGGGAAAGCCATACTAGCCTGAGTATTCCCCATAGCATGTTGGTCCCTTAGTCCTACTTCTTGTTCTTGTGGTGTATTAGCAACTTGCATTTGTTCTTGCTCTTGTTGCATTTGATATTGTTCAATTAAATCTATTCCTTGATCAGAAGCTTGAAATACCTCAGTAATACCTCCTGGGTATCCAGAAGCCCTAATTCTATTTAATAATTCTCTCCTAGTTTCGTTTGTTGGCATTCTTAGAGGCTATTTCTTTTTTATTTTCACTGTCTTCTCTCTTAACTTGATTGGACTCCCTAGAAATATTTTCAGTTACTTGATTACCCCTAGTTTTTTCATCTAGTTCTCTTTGTCTTATTTCAAGTTCTCTCTCTTTTACTTCAAAATCTCTAACCATTTTCTCAAGATTTAAAGTATGTCCTTCAGTGTCTTTTTTAGATTCAGCTGATATTAATGCAATCTCAATATCTTTTTGCCTATCTTTTTCTCTTTCTAAAGCTTCAGCCTGTTGCTGCATTTGAGCCGCTTCTAATTGTTGTTGACCTTGTTCTTGTTGAGCCTGCTGTTGAGCTGCTTCTAATTCGTCTGTTGCTCTATCTGCTTTTTTAAGATTCTTTTTAATTTCTACAAAGCTGTCAGAATCTAGCATTGATGCTATATCTCCCATCTTAGCTCCATTTTGAACCATTGCTTGAGTCAAGCCTTTAATATTTTGTAATTTCTCTTGATCTTTACCGGCATCAGAAACAAATATACCATAATTAGATTCCATATGTCTCATACTATCTATATCTAAAAAATCTGTAGTACCATCAGGCATAACATACATTGTTTTTTTACCTGTTAACCAAGCTTCTTTAGAATACTCAAGTAAAGCTTGTAAGTCTCTTTGCTCCATACGTTCAAACTTTCTAAATAGATCTTCTGTAATATGTGATGATTGTAATATAGCTTGTTGAGAAGACGCCTTACCTTCATAAGCTCCAATTTCACCTTGTCTTTGTCTACTTACTCCAGATATTTTTTCCCATTCTATTAATATAGATTCTAATAGTTGAATGTATTGTCCAATAGTTTTAATAGACATATCCATAACAGATTGATGTTGTGGATTTAATTGTATTCCTTCTTTATTGTAATCTACCCAAGCAATACCTGTACCTTCTACATAATACATAAATTTATCCATATCCCATTTTTTAGGGATCATATTAATGTCAAATGACGCAATAATGTCTTTACTTTTTGCAATAGCAAGTTCTAATCTATATTTATAGATATTATAATTTAATTGATATGGTATCCCTAATTTAACTAAAGATATGTTAGTAGTATTCGTATCTGAGTATCTTCTCCCATTAATAGGGAGTTTACATTTAGATGGATTGTCTAAAGATAGTCTTTGATTTATTATAGGGTTTACATTTATATAAAATCTCCCATCTATTCTTGTTCCCTCCCAAACTTCATTAACCCACTTCCAAGTTAATTTAGCTCCTTGTTCTTTCATCTCATTAGGAAGTCTAAATCCATCTGCAACTTCTTGCTCCTCTACCATTCCTGTTTCAGGGTCAATATAAGTTAAAAATCCTATTCTTTTCCTAGATTTCCAATAAACATTAACTACTTCAATTAATCTATTCCTAAAAGAGTTTGCGTCTTTACCTGATGAATTAGCATATAAAAAAGAAACATCACTTTCTGAGTGTTGAGGCTCTTCTAATTCTAAAACTTGTGCTTCAGACAAACTTTCGTAATAAGCATCGATAACACTAGATGCATGTACATATTTTCTAACTAATGCCCAATCTCCATCTTCAACAAACTCTAAATCTGGGTCAAGATCATAATCTACGTCAATAGGATTTAATATATCATAAAAAGGCTCATTGCTTCTAACTCCTCTGTGAGTATAAACCTCACCTGACACTACATAATGAAACCAAGCTTTTTGTATTTTATCATACACCTCTTGCTCCATCATTATATAGTTCATAGACTTTTGCCCTAGAATAGCTCTAGTGTCTACATAACTTTCTTCAAACATATCTGCAATATGCTGAGGTAATTCAATTTCTTGCTCTGGATCCATACCTACATCTTCTCCTTGTCTTTGAAGAGATTGTAAAAAGTGTTGTTGTAAGTTCTTATATATTAAAGATTTTTTACTATCCTCTTTAATAGAAACACTGTCTTGATTTTGTACTGTAACGGTGTAATTAAGAGGTCTTTTTGATTTTTCACCCAAGAGAAGATCAATTATAGGCTTAATAATAGGGTAATTACGCATTTCGGAGGGAAAGTTCTTACGACTTTTGCCATAAGGCTTTAATACATAATTATAATCACCTTCATCAATTACACCATTATAGTAATCATATAAAACCTTAAGAGAGTCTTTTTTTTGAGAGTATCCTGACCCTGAATTAGATAAATCTATAAATGCTTCTACGCATTGTTCTCCCCATTTTTTATCTTTTCTTGTTATTGAAAGCTTTTGCCTTGGTATTTTATCGTATCCCATAATCTTACAAAACTACAAATATTATCTATATATAATACTTTAGATTATATTTTTAATTTTTTATTATAAATATAACACTACAAGTAATCACATATATCATATAAAGAATATTTTAGAGTAAGTTCTTCTCCTTCCGCTATTCTTTTTGTAGTTTTTAATTTTTTATAATGATAATCATCATCTTTTTCTATAAGTTCACAATTAGGATTATTATTATGATTTATAAAACCTCCTAAAGGAGTTCTTATATAATTATGTTGAAATTCAGGATCATATATATGTGTAATACCTATAACTACCTCTCCCGGAATATCTTCTTTGGCTAGAATCCCTGCTCCATGAATTTCTGACGGACCTATCGCTAAGTATTCTGGCAGAGGGTTATAAGGTTCTTTATTTTTATCTTTACATTTATTCATACTAATAATAATTTTGATCAAACCATTTGTCAGCTGATCTATCTGTTAATACATCTTTAATTTCTGCATTATACAATTCTCTTGTATGATACATTCCCACCATAAATGACATTACTCTATCAAAGTTACCTTTATGATTAAACTTTATTAATTCTAATAACAAAGCGGGATCATAAATTTTATGCAAATTTAACAATTGTTTTCCATCTTCTTCTATTCTTCGTACAGTATTTAACCAATCTCGAATATATATCTCTCCTTGACGCTTTCTCCCTTCTGTCATATGCATTCCATATTGACGTTTTACTGTCCTACTTCTAAGCTCTCTTTTATCTAACATTTCAAACTCTTCTTGCAATTTGTGTAACTTTCTAAATCTTTTTGCATATGCTATAACTTCACCACGGTCATTCTCAAATCCTATCTTACACCCGTAATAATCTGCAAGTAAGAATAAATTTCTATTGTAATCATCTTGAGTTTTAGGCCTCCCAACATAAGATGCAACTATTAGATCATCTGGCTGCGATAAATTATTAGGTCTTTTTAAAACATAAGCAGATCCTAAAGAAGTAGAGTCTGCAGATTGATTTTGTCCATAAGGGTCATGGCAAATTACATACATATTTATAGGAACTTGTCCTTCTTTATTTGTATAAGGAGTTTCATATACAACTACTGCCCCAGTCTTATCATCATCTTTTCTATGAGGAAATTTTGTAATTTGCTTTAAATTTCCATCAATAGTAAACTTAACATTGCCATCTACACTTTGATGCAGCTTACCAATAGTACCAATAGAGTGTAAGCCTCTAGCTTTAACTATATTATATTGTTCTTGCAGCCCTGCTATATCAAATAAATTAGATGTAACTTGTAATGTCGCTTCTTGAGGTGAAAAAGGGTGCTCCGCTATATATTGGTCTAATGATTTAGCATCTGCTGCACCTTTTTTCTTTTCCCTCATTTCTTCTTCATACTCTACAGCTATTTGTTTCATAGAATTTCCTTCATCATCTATAAAGCCGTCTAAGTTTTTTTGAATTGGAATAAAGTACCCACAAGTAGTTCCTATAGCCCCTTCATCCCATACATTCTCATATCCCATACAATCATAAGCTTCAGGATTATAAAAAATCTCTTCCATTGCTTCAAAATCTGAACCTTCTGTACCACCTGTACCAAAAGCAATCATCATCCCTAATGTTTTACTACCTTGCCTCATTGTAGGCATAGTTACCTCCCATGCTTTTAATAATCCTGGAAATGATCCTGCTTCTTCAAAGAATACTAGCTCTCCTGCTTTACCCCTTACTTTATCTGGGTTATCTTTTAAACTTACCCCTAATATTTGAGACTTCATACCCATTTCAATCTCTAAACCATTTACTTTCTTCTTATACCCAGACATTTTATGCATTTCTCTGTCTCTTAACCTTGGTTGAGACCATGCAGTATGATCATCTATAAAAGATAAGAACTCCCATGCTTTAGATAAAAGACCATCTCCAATTAAATATTCTTTTTGCCCTGCAAAGACAAAGTTCTTAGAGTTTTTTACAAAAAAGTAATTACGAGCAAGCATAGACCCTGCTTTATAAGAATACCCCTTACGCCTAGCTTTTAAAACAATCATATGCTTATTTCTAGACCTAGCTTTATCTATTTCTTGGTAATACTCCCAATCACCGTCATAAAATCTTGGAAATGTTCTTTCACGCCTAGCCTGCGTAGTGCCATCAGGCAATTCTTCATCTACTGCTCTATCAATAGGACAATAGTTTAAATAGAAATAATGAAATCCTGTAACATGCAACTCATCTATAGTATACCCATAAAGACATCTCTTTTTTTCCGCATCCCAAAATTCATAATACTCTTTTGTTCCTGGAAGTGCAGAAGTGTAGTAACCTTTCTCTAAAAAAGTTACCGCTGATGGTCTAATCCTGTTTATATCTTTAAACTTTGGCATTTAGCTTTTATCTTAACTAATTCTGTACACTTTTCATATTCTTCTATACTTATAAAATACTCTATAACAATATCTATTATATCCTCACTTCTCCCATCTTCATTTACTGGGTCAAATGGTAAAGGAAACTGATCTATTACGTCATCTTCTAAAGCATAGTAAATATCATCTAAAGTCTTCTTCTTAGTTATAAGCTCATAGGCATTTACCATTGCTTGATTATAAAGTTCTAAATCTTCTAAAAAATCCATTACATACTGTATTTGTTTACTTCTATTCCTCCTCTATTAGTATTAGAGGCTTGTTCTTCTTTCTTAACTATCTCTTCTAACCTACTTAATCCATCTACTACTTTCCCCATATTAGATACATTAGCTATTAAATCTTTAGCATGAAATATAGGTTTGCCATTATCGTCCATTAGATGTAAATCTATATCCCTAAAGTATTTCTCTAATTTAACTATAGATTCTCTAGCTGCTTTTAGTAATCTAACAGCTGAAGTCTCTATAAGAGCTTCATATTTTTTACATCCCCCTAATACTTTTGCAGAAGGTTGCCATTTAATTTTCTCTCCAAATATACTATTTTTTACTTCAATAATACGTTGCTCTCGCTCATACACTGAAAAAGGACTTCTATGATCTTCTATAAAATAGATAAATGCTAACTCTTTTGTATCTAAATCTTTAAAATCAAGTATTGTTTTTGCGTAAGAGCTAGGAGTAGCTTTATTATCTGCTATATATATTAATTCATTACTTATACTCATTACTTTTTATTTTTAATCTAGTTATATGTTTAACTCTGTTTGGATTTACAGAAAATACCCCAAAATAAGGGAGACGTATACTTTCAAATTTACCTTTTTTCATTGTTTTTTCTATAAATTTAAATTGAGAGCTTATAATTTCTTCTACTTTTTGTAAAGGTAAATTATGCTTCGTTGCTAGAATCTGTATTAGTATCTTTTTGTCTTTTAGCATTTTCTTTTTTTAATTCTTCAAACTCTTCTTTAGTATATTTTTTATATGTAACTTCTCCTTGAGTAATTTGCGGAGTATCTTGCGGAGTATCTTGTTTAGCTTCACTCTCATCTAATACTTTCTTTTGTTCCTTTGTTAATACTTGCTTTTTCCACTTATTAATAGGGCAATCACTAGTTTTCCATTTAGCCTTATGCTCCATTAAGCATCCGCACTTACCACATCTTGCAGATTTTTGTATATAGTGCTCACATCCTTCACAAACTTCTAGTCTATCAACATAATCTTCTGTAGTTACATTAGGGGCGCCATTAGCTATATACTTAGTTACTTCTTTTGTAAAAGTTTTAACCATCTCAAAAAATGATGGGGGTTTTACATAATTATCTTTTGATTCTTTATTATCAGTTGTCATATTGTTCTATTTTTAATGATAAAAGGTCTCCTTCTGGAGTTTGAAAAATAATTATTTCATAGTTACCAACTTCAAAGTATGAAGGAACAATTTTATCAAATATTGAATCTGTTAAAGAAGTATCCATTAGCCTCTATTTATTATTACCTCCACTTTATCTGTATTTGGATTTAAGAAAGGATTAAGTTTATATGCATTCTCTTTCTTTATCATTGCACCTTTATCTTTAAATCTTTTAATATAATTATTTAAAGTATTATGATCTTCAATACCTATTAGTACAGCTACTTCTTTTTTATTAACAGCTGAGCAAAGATTATTACTAGGTTTAGCATTTTGAACATCTATAAATAAAGATAGTATTTCTAACTCTTTACTAGTTAAATTAAATATACCATTCCAAATTTGTAGATACTTATAAGTAGTATCTATATTAACTGTTATTTTTTTGTTTTTCATCATCTAATATTTTAATTAATGCTTTATCTCCAATCATAGGTCTAGCAGTTTTAAATTTTTCGTACTCTTCAGGTTTAAAAATCATCTTAACTTCTTTAATCTTAGAAGATGCATCTCTTTTAACAATCCATCTCCTACCTCTTCTTGTCCCCTCTCTTTTTAAGTGTGCTCTTAAACCTGGTTTCATATTATTTTACTTTTTTTTATATTTTTTATTAATCTCAGACTGTTCTTTTTCTCTATATCCTGAGTAGTTATCTGTACCATAATAATCATCCCACCCAACTTCTCTTACTCTTTGTGCTTCTGGAGTCATTCCTGCTATTGGAAATCCTTTAAAAGATTTATCTTCTTCTTCCATATATTCCCCACAACTACACAAAGCTTCTTTAGTTACTACTTTATTATTAACTACTCCTACAGTCATTTTTGAAAGCTCCATAGTTTCCTTACATTTAGTACAGATATACTTCATAGTTTTTTATCTATTGCATCTGCTTCTTTTCCTTTACCATTCTTTCTTAAATATCTTTGGTAATTTTTTACCCCATTCTTTTTTAAACTTGGTTCTGTTCTTATTAAACTTGGGAAGCCCTCAAATTTTTTTTCTATTTCTTGCATCCACTCCCCACAATCACATAAGGCTTCTTGTGTCCTAACCTTACCATCTATTACTTTTATTGTAGCTTTTGAAAGACTTCTTTGTTCCTTACACTTATTACATATATATTCTAACATTTTATAATTTAAATTTTTTATGGGTATTTCCTGTTACTAAACATAAATAATTTTCTTTAGTTGTATAAACTCTTCTCCTACATTTAGAATTATGAAAGCCTATTCTATGTAATATGTATTTAAATAGCTTCATATTTTTAATTCTATTTTAGCTATACCCCCA